ACTTGGATGTCAAAAAGAAAGAAAGAAGATGGATATGCTTTAGGAACAGTTATCACAATTTTTAGACAAGCAGATGGTAATTGGGGTAATTTAACAGGATCAAATACTTCTAGGTATCCTGGATTTATTGAATGTGATGGAACTTCATTGCAAGCAAGTCAATATCCAGATTTATTTGATGTTATTGGCAATACATATGGTGGTGGTGGATTCAGGAGTGCTGCTGTAACATCAAGAGTTTATAGTGGCAGTTTCAACATACCGGATTTCAGAAATAGAAGAGTATTTGGAACTGGTACTGTAGATGGAAATTCTCCAGCAAGTCCAAGTGTTGTTACTAGATTTAATGCTGATGATAGCGGGACTGGTGACTCTACTGAAGTGGGGTCTGAAGGTGGTAACTGGTACATTGCAAAAGTTGATGCTGCTGGAACCCCACCATTAGAACAAATTCAAGGAACTGGTAATGAAGGAACCGCTGGTATATTCTATGCACTTGGCACAGTTAATACTACTGGTTATGAGGAAATTAGTTCTAGAGTTAGTTTTAATATTGCAGGAAATATGAATGCTGATGTTGGACCTATGATAGAAACTTTAGTACCAATTCCAGGGCATACACATTCAGCTGGAAGTGCTAGATCTTTGAATGTGCCTATTGGTTTGATGGCATGGGGTATTAGAGCTATGAGATGGGTCTATGAAGATAAGTTTGAGAGAGTATCTAATGATAACTGGGCTAACAATATTCCTCAGGGTCCAAGTGATGTCAACCCCGGCACTAGTTACACTAAAACATATACTAATTTTTGGCCTTCTCCTAGAGATAATAGTTTACAGTTAGATAATAATAAAAATGCTGGAAACTATCAATATATGGGAGCATTGGATGTCTTTACCGGTGCTGCAAATTCAAACTTGTTTACTCCCGCTGGTGGAATGTTGCAACATAATCATACATTATCTACCACTGAGTATGGAGATCAAAACAACGCATTTACATATGGAAATAATAATGGAGTAGGTACATCTTTTGGTGGAGCTGCTACTAATAATACAGTTGCAGTTGCATTTAGTTCTTCTGAAATTGGTATTAGAGCTAACTTTGGGACATTCCAATTAGATAGTTCAAAAGCATTAATTCCTGAGGTGTCTATTCGACCAAATAAAATAATTCCTTTAATTCAACCATTCTTTAGAGCGAAGTACCTAATTAAAGCATTCTAAATAGTTATATCGTTTTAACATGTGAATAATAATGCCTTCTGTACCTATTAAACCGCTTGAATTGATGCAGGATCCTAAACTCACTAAGTTTGAGTTTAAAGATTTTATTGGTCTCTGGGAAAACTTTGTTCCTGCATATATGTGCGAACAAGTTATAAATCATTATGAAGAATATATGTGTAATGGAAGTTTTATTAATTCTAGTGCTGAAGAACAACCTGTAGATAATGGCAAAACTACCGTTATGGACGGTGGTACTCAATTTGCAAATGGTAAACTGGGAAGAAAAGATACCGCTATCCTATTAAATGATTCTAATCCTGTTTTGGGATCACAAATAAATCAATATCTTACAGCATGTACTCAACAATATGTTGAGAAATATAGTCAGTTAAAAAATGCTAGATATGTTTCTGGTGATATGAAACTTCAAAAAACAGAACCCGAAGGTGGGTATCATGTTTGGCACTATGAAACGGGTGGATATCATTATAGTTATCGTGAATTAGTTTGGGCGATTTACTTAAATGATATGCCAGAAGGAGAAGCAGAAACAGAATTTCTCTATCAAAGAAGAAGAATCCAACCAAAACAAGGCACTTTAGTTATTTGGCCTGCTAGTATGACTCACGTTCATAAAGGTAATACTGTGTTTACTCAAGATAAATACATTTTGACTGGATGGTACATTAAGGTTCCGTAAGATGCAAGTAAAAGCTCCAATAATCGAAGTTAATTTCGATGAAAAGGTGATTGTTTCACAATCACAGCATACAGTTATGCCCCGTGATGAAGCATGGGACAAATTTGTTCTGGATTATTTACAACCTTTGTGGCATGATCCTGGCAAAGATGAAATGCAATTTTTTGCATACTACACTGATGGATCTTACATGTGTCAGCGTAAGAAAAAAAGAGTTGATTTTCAAAACCAATCTTCATATTGGCAGACATATCAATTCAATATATTAGGAAAAGAAGAAGCAGAAAAAATTTCTCTATTATTTGATACTGTTTTCTTTTTGGAAAAAAGTGCTAAGAAAGAATCATTCAAAGAATCTGCTAAAGAATTTTATGATAAAGCATTTTATCATGAAAAGAAATATATGAAGATGGTTAAAGAGATAAGAGGAATGTTGTTATACAGTGACTGGAGGATGTGTGTAGATTATGAAGAAGAATTTGATGGTGAACAAGAAATGTGGAAAACCTGGAGAAAAGCATTAAGAAGAGTTCTTCCTAAATTTGACACTTTTGAAACTGCGTTCGATGCATTTAAAGCTGCATGTGTTGCAAAATATCCTGTTGACCCTAACCAATATTTCAAACAATATCCAGACGGAAAAGATTCTGATGGAAATGTGGTAGAATACATGAGTACAGAAGATCAATTTACTAAAATGGACTTTATAGCTTCTGGCGATTTTGTTGCAGCAAACATGGAAGGTGTTGTTGAATACTTAGAACAAGTTAAAAATGATGAAATTGAAGTTGAGTCTAAAATGTATGAACTGATGGATACTTTGGAAACTAATTTGATTTATCCAGAGTTGAAAGGAAAACTATTCAAACAAGATCCAACAGGTGGTGATGTAGCAGAACACATTGGAAACATCGAAACAGATTAGATTTAAATTTTATTATGTTTGATACTTTTAGAATGTTGGGTGATGAAGATCTCAATGAAATTATGGAATATTATAGTTTCTGTAAATTTAGAGACGGATCTGCATCTGGAGACAATAATAAATTAAAAAAATATAATTTAGAATTGTCTGATACTGAAGAAAATGAAACAAGCTTGCATAATCTGACAGAGAGTGCTATAAGAAATTGCACTGAGTTTGGATATGTTTACACACCAAAGTGTTGGAATTCTCCCATGTTCTTAAAATATGAGAAGGACATGCACTATGCGTATCATAACGATTATTATCAGATGAATGGTGTTAGAACTGACTTTAGTGTCAGTTGTTTTTTAAATTCTCCTGATGAATATGAGGGAGGAGAGTTAATGCTCCACCTAGGTACACATGAAGTATCATATAAATTAGATCCTGGCATGTGTGTAATTTATCCAACAGGTACATTACATAAAGTAAATCCTGTTATTTCTGGGGAAAGGAAAGTGATGGTGTTTTGGGTGCAATCTGTGATTAATGATAGTAGGGTTCGCTCTTCTGTCATTGATATATCTAAAACAGTTTGCAAACATAGAGATTTAATACATCCTGTTGCTGCTGATTTTGAAAAAATCAGATATAATTTAATTCGAGAGTTTTCGTGATGTTTACAGCAAAAGATATAAAAACGTATCATAGAACATTTTCTAAGACAGAGAGAGATGTGATACAAACTCACCTAGCTAGTGGTAACTGGTCTTATGGAAATGTTTCATCGTCACGCTCATATAACAACGCTCCTCCATTTTGGAGAATGAACCTGATAGATGAAGAGTTCTTTACTAAACATTTGTTTAAAAAGGTACAAGAAACTGTTGGAGAAGAATTGGTTCTTGAAGACTGTTATTGTAATGGATCTGTATACGGTACTGGTGGACAACCACATGTTGATGCATTTGATGAGCGTGGTAGGACTTTTTTATGGTATGCAAATGAAGGATGGGATATTAGATGGAATGGCAAAACAGTAATACTATTTGATGAAGGTCCAGAGTTTATTGTACCTGAAATAAATAAGTCTATATACTTCCCAGGGATGGTAAAACATTTCTCTGAAGAAACTACCAGAACATTTGGTGGAATGAGAAAAACTCTAGTCTGGAAAACGCAATTAAAATGATATTCGCTGACACCCACGTAATTCATGATGTCTTTGAAAACTATGCACGTTCTCTCGATAAGTGCGTAATCATTGTTGATAGAATTGGCATCAATGCTTCATCGGATCAAGATGCTATTGACAATGCTCTAGCATTTTATGGAGAGGTGTTGCCAGGAAATGTTCTTCCAACATTTAAAGTACAAAAGTTTTTTGTACTTGTGTCTGATGATAAACAAAGATCAATTGAATTTGCAAAAGAACATTTCCCTAAATCTGGCGATGATTTGTCTTATCCAGAAATGAAGGTAAATGTAAAAGTTTATGATAATACTGGATTTCTTGCCTACACGAATGGTTTAACATTATGAGAGACTATTTTGGTGGATATAAAGTAATCGATCTTCCCTCTGGAATACAGACTGCATATGGGAAATCGATTATTTACAAGTATTTTAATCCTGCAGACGCAGAAATTGTTGATCTTTGTGCCGCTATGGAAAGTGGTCTTGCTGAAAAACGTGTAGATGGTGCTAAGATAATTGAAGGTGTAATTACATACAGGGATGGCGATGAAATTCTTGGTAATCGTGTTAATATTTCTACAACTAAGTATCACACTATCCAGTCATTTCCTTTTGTTTATAAGGAACCAGACAAGCTAAAAGAATTCAGAAAAAACGGCAATGAGATTGCTATTCATGCATTTTATGCCAATCAAAATTCTGATATTGAATGGGTGCTTGCTGGCATGAGAACTATAAACAAACCTATACATGAATTCGATTCATATCAATATTTTAATGATACGAGACAAAGATTGCATAATGCATATCAAGGTTACACTAATATAACATATTGGTTTAACGTTAATGATGATAAGATAGTTACTGAAATTAGTGATAGAACACCACTTGCACTTAGAGATGGGGATATCATCTATAATCGTGATGTAAGTTATTATGAAGCGTTAAAAGCGGAATATTACGGTCATCTTGTAGATTCTAGACTATTAACACAAGATGAGTTTGACATAATCATCAACAATGCACCTAGATTACAACAAACCTCCGTTAGATTTACTTGGGATTCTGGTGAGTTAGTGAAAAAACAATTGCAAGTACGAGATGTATTTGAATTTGAAGATGTTTAAATGTTGACCCTTCATACCTTGTGTGGTACAATGGTAAAACAATGTAAATGGTAATTTGATGAAAGTTCCCACACAGTATGAACTAACACACTATCAATTGCAAGCAATGTTGCGAGATAATAATATTCATGAAAGTGAATTGAAATATCTTGGTGATCGTGTGTATCCTGAAAGCTTTAAAGCACATCCAGAGTATCATGGTGTTGTAATGCCATGGTATCTTGTGGGAGGAGATAATGAGGTGCCAGTTGCTGACATCGCATCTGTAGATCAGGTGGATGATGACGATATTGTACCAGAGAACGACGGTTGGGGACAACAATGAATTATAAAGAGATTGTGAAGAAACTGTAACAACCCTTGCGTCAACACGGTTGATCGTCTAAAATAACAAAGTCAAGCAAAAAACCCATGGATTGGAACAGCACCACGAAACATGAGAAACGTAAAGATGCGTTCTATATCTTCTATGAGAGTGTTTTAAAACCAGATCATCAGCTACGTCAGGACGCTCATGATCAGCAATGCTATCATGAGTTGTTAGAATGGCGTAGTGAGATCATCGAATACCTTGACAAACGTCGCAATGAAGACTTTAATGACAACTGAAATCAACTGGAAAAATGAGTATTCAAAACAGCGTAAAGATCGTATGCAAGATGCGATCGATGATTACCTCAACGATGATAAAGTATCAGCACGACAAACGTATGAAGAGATGCTATCTGGCGTCGATGATGTGATAGAATATCACAAGACAGCATACTGTCGTGCTATGTCTCTTCGAGATCTTATGACTGGCAACACTGCTCTCAACCTAGACCACCGTATTCCTGACCGCTACTAATGACTGAAGAAGATTTCAAACAAGCAATCAACAATATGTTGATGATGCAGAATAACAATGATGCCAACTTTCAGATTTTACAAGCACAGATTGATAATCTCCAACGTCAATTAAATGAGTTGAACGACTTGAAAGAGATGTTCCGTCTTCCTAAACCAGAGAACAAAGATAGGAAAGCTTTCGATGAAGCAGACTGACTTTGAGATACTTCAACCTGTTGAGTATCGTGGCATTAAAGGATACATCACTTTCATAAGCGAATACTATATTAGTATTTGCTTCATCGATCGACCCCTACCTGAGGAAGCACACTCACGGTGGGGTCGTTATTATGTCAATCTCGTTGTTTACCCCCACTATTGGTATGAAATACGCTGTCGTTTGGATGAAATCGAAGAAAAAAAAGAGTCAGAGTCGCCAAGAAGCGATCTTTTACAATTTGGAAGACGCCGCAGCATGGGAACAGCACATCAATAAAACAGTACATGCAAAGACTAACATCATCCCCATCTTTGGGGACAGTTAATAAACTGGTTGGGAGGGTTGACGCCCTCCCTTTTTCATGCCATACTATACGTATCAAAGCAACCAACCCCATGCGCTCCATCGTTACCAAACTGAACGAGAGTTACAAGCAGCAGGCATCTTACTGGTCTGGTTCTGTCTTTGAAGATGTTG